AGTACATGAAAGAATTCGTATCTAACACAAACTTCGGCCGCCCAGCAGTCGATGCAATTAGCCGCGGAACTCTTCCAACAAACGGAATGTCATTCAACGTTCCTAAGTTGACAACTGCTCCAACAGTAGCTGCAACAGCAGAATCTGCTGCTCCATCTGACACAGGAATGGTATCTGCTTACATCACAGGTACAGTTTCAAAGTACGCTGGACAACAGACTGTAACTCTTGAACTCCTAGAGCGTTCAGACCCACTATTCTACGATGAACTAACTCTTCAACTACAACGTGCTTACCTACAAGCAACAGATGCAGCAGTAATTGCAGCATTAACAGCTGGTGGAACACAAGCAGCGACAACAGCAGCTTCTTCAGCTGGAATCATTTCATTTATTTCAACAGAAGCTCCAGCAGCATATGCAGGTACTTCATTCTTCGCAAAGAACTACCTTGCTGGAACATCACAATGGTCATTGCTTCTTGGAGCAACAGATTCAACAGGTCGCCCAATCTACAACGCATCAGCTCCAATGAATGCCGGTGGATCATCAGCACCTACATCAATCAAGGGTAACGTTCTCGGACTTGACCTATACGTTGATAAAAATGCAGTAGCAACAACAATCGATGAATCAGCATTCATCATTGCACCAGAGTGCGTTACATGGTACGAATCACCAACTTCATACTTCTCAGTAAATATTGTTGGTAACATGCAAGTACAAATGGCAATCTACGGTTACGGTTCAACTCTTGTTAAGCAAGCAGCTGGTATCCGTCGTTTCAACCTCACCTAATCACTAGGTACTAAGTCGCTGGGAGTGGGGCGCAGCCCTTGCTCCACTCCCAGTTTTTAGAAAGGAAATCATGGCAGCCACATACGTCACAGCAGCAGAACTCAAGGCCAACTTAGGCATTGGGTCTCTTTACTCTGACACCATTGTGGAAGAGGTCTGTCAGACTTCTGAAGACCTTATTAATTCATATCTTTGGTTCGATTCAGTACCAGTTGTCGGTGCAAGCGTTTATAACAACACAGCAACAGTCATCCTTTCCTCTCCTGGCTCATACGTCACAGGACAGTCGATAACTCTTAGCGGATGCGGCTCAACATATAACGGCACATTTACAATTACTGCCACATATCCTTATTCAGCAGGATCAGCAACGTTCCCATTATTCAGTTTTATCCCTTTTAACAATTTAACATTTCCAAAGGGATACTCAATGATTCAATTCGTTAAAACAGCAGCGAACGATTCTTATCACCTCATTGTGCCTTACGGTAAAGCAGCAGGTGTAGATACAAAGTCCACAGGTTACTCAGTAACTCCAGCAGTCCGTGAAGCAGCGATGATGCTTGCAGTAGATATTTGGCAAGCACGTCAAACTCCAGCAACAGGTGGAAGCGGAGTAGATTTCCAACCTGGGCCATACAAGATGGGTCGTAGCGTTATGTCCAGAGTATCTGGTCTCCTCGCTCCCTATATTGGCCCTCGATCAATGGTGGGGTAATGACCACACCAGCAATAACTACTCTTCGCTCAACTTTAGCCACAGCTCTTAATAACCCTGGCGTGTGGAGCGTATTCTCATTCCCACCTGCAACTCCACAAGCGAATAGTGTGATTGTTGCGTGGGATGATCCAATGATCACTAGCAACAACAACAGCCATCAAATTATTAGCCCTACGGCTCATTACAAGATTACGGTCGTTGTTCCATTACTGGATAATCTTGGAAACCTTACTGTCATTGAATCCTTCATCATGCAAGCATATAAATTGCTAGTTGATGCAGGACTTACCTTCAATGCTCCAGCGATTTCAGCACCTCAGCAGTTATCATTACCTTCTGGTGACTTATTGATGTGCGATATTCCACTACAAATTCTCACAGAATGGAACTGACAATGAGCGATACAGCAGCAGAGAACTTGGCCTTCTTGAAAAAGATTGGTCAGACAACAGAAGCACCTAAACCAACAATCACTAAAGAAGACAAGGAATAGCCAATGGCAATTTATCTACAAAACAATGTCGGAGTGAAGATCAATTCCGTTGATATTTCAGATCACGTCACTTCAGCAACTCTTTCACAAATCTTTGACGAGGTAGCTGTCACAGCTATGGGCGACTCCGCAAATAAATTTGTTAAGGGCTTGGAATCAAGCACTCTTACACTCAATTTCCTCAATGACTTTGCTGCAACAAACGTTTATGCAACTCTTCAGGCTGCATACGGCACAACAGTCACAGCTGTACTACTTCCTATAAAAGGAACAGCAGTATCAGCTACAAACCCTCTTTACACAGTAAGCATCTTGGTCAACAACCTCACACCAATTAACGGTGCTGTTGGCGATGTTGCATCATCTTCAATTACATTCACATGTAACTCAACTGTAGTACAGACAACAACCGGCACATTCTAATAAAAAACTAAGGGGCAAAAAATGGCAAAGATAAAAGTAACAAGGGTTGATGGACAAGTAGGTGAGTTCGCGCTCACTCCTCTAGTTCAGTACGGCTTCGAGATTCATGCAAAGAAGGGCTTCTACGCCGCTTTTGCAGAAGACATGAAGCAGAGCGATATTTTTTGGCTTGCTTGGGAATGCATTCGACGTTCGGGTGAAACAGTTCCAATGTTCGGAGAAAAGTTCATCGAGACTTTGGCGAAAGTTGAAGTTCTTGAGGACGACCCTTTGGACTAGGGCGCGACTCGATCACCTATCTGATTGCTAAGTTATCGGTCAGACTCGGGATCGCGCCCCAACAATTATTAGAACTTGATGAAGTAATGATTAAGAAACTGATTCAAGTCTTGAAAGAAGAAGCAGAGGAGATTAAGAATGCCAGCAACCGTCAAAGGCGCGCTTGATCTCCGCAAAGCCCTTCGTAACTATGCTCCAGAATTAGCAAAAGAAACACGCAAAGAAATGGCTGCTGTACTAAAGCCAATTACTCAAGTTGCTAAAGGATTCCTTCCTGCACAAGCACCCTTAACTAACTGGGGTCGTGAAGGTGGGAAATTCCCTGTTTATAACGCCTCAATCGCTAAGCGCGGTATTGGGTACAAGACAACACCTTCCAAGCCTAACTCTCAAGGCTTTAGAGCATTGGCTCAGATTCGCAATATGTCAGCAGCTGGTGCAATCTATGAAACTGCTGGTCGAAAGAATCCAGGCGGCTCATCTAAATCTAAGTCTCGTAACCCTAATGCTGGAAGACAGTTTATAGAGGCTCTAGAGCCATTAGAAGGCTCAGGCAATGATCGTGGACGTGTTATCTACAAAGCATGGGAAAAGGACTATGGCAAGGCTACAGTCGCTATTCTCAAGGCTATCAAGAATGCAGGAAACAAATTTAACTCCACAGTAGGGAATCGATAATGGCCAATGTAGTCATAGATATTCTAGCGGAGTTCACTGGTAAGAAGGCTTTTAAGCAAGCGGAATCCGCTACTGCTCAACTTGAAAAGGGCGTTAAGAAATTAGCGAAGCAATTCGTTGCAGTCTTTGCTGCTCAAAAGGTTCTTGCTTTTGGCAAGGCATCAGTCAAGGCTTTCGCAGCTGATGAGAAGGCTGCTAAGTCTCTCGCAGTAGCATTAGCAAATACAGGCAATGCATTCGCTCAAATGGATGTTGAGAACTTCATCGCTAAACTTCAGCGCACAACAGGCGTCCTCGATGATCAACTCCGTCCAGCATTTCGCACACTTCTCACAGCCACAGGAGATGTTAAGAAATCCCAAGAAGGATTACAACTAGCTCTCGATATTTCAGCTGGTACAGGAAAAGATTTAAGTGCAGTATCTATGGCACTTGCAAAGGCTTACGGCGGTCAGACAACTGCCCTTAGCCGTTTAGGAGCAGGTCTCGATAAGGCAACTCTTAAGACTGGCAATATGGATGTCATTCTTGGACAACTCAATGACAAGTTTGCAGGTCAAGCACTTGCAGCGGTAAAGACTTATTCTGGTCAAATTGCAGTCCTTAACGTTGCAGTAGAGAACGCTAAGGAGACAATCGGTAAAGGTCTACTTGATTCATTTGCTCTGCTTGCAGGTAGCAATGGACTTACAGGTACTGTCTCAGGTATTCAAAAGATGGCTGATTTCATCGCCGAAGTAACAAAGAACGTAGCATTTCTCATTAAGCAATTTGAAGCACTTAAGCCAGTCCTTGCTGTAATCGCTGCTGCAATACTCGTAGCCTTTGCTCCGGTAACGGCTGCAATCCTTGCAATCGTAGGACTTGTGGCAATCGCTGGAAAGAATCTTAAAAAATCATCTTTTGCTAAAGGTGTGATACCAGGTGGCATGGGAAATGTATCCATGACCGGTGGTTCTAATCAGAATATAGTTCAGAGTCAAGCAGCTAATTCTTCTGCATCTAAATTGCTTTCAACTGAAAAGGCTCGACTTGCTAACCTAAAAAAGATTACTGCTGAGCAACAAAAGAAGACTGCTTTAGATAAACTTTCATCTGTTCTTACACAGGCTCAAAAGATATTCGATATGGAACGTATTGAACTAGCTGCTGCTGCAATGAATAAGCAGACAGAAGAAGACCGTGTCCGTATCCGTCTAAAGACTGAAATCCTTGACCTTGAAGAAGCAATTAACTCAGGCAACGTCGAAGGTGCTACAAGACTAGCCTCTGCGGTAGTCAATGATGCAAAACTTTTAGGCGACCTTCGAGGAGCAATGATCAGTCTTGGAGATGTTCCCAATCCATTTGAAGCATGGCTTGCAACTTTACAATCAGCGTTAGCTGCTTTATTAGCACTAACAGGAACACCTATGACTGCAATTGGTGGACTTACTCCTGCTCAGGCTTACGAATTTGGTAATCCTTATGATGCTGCTCGTTCAGCACTTGGAGCATCAGAGGCAGCCCGTAATTACGCTGCTGGTAATCCAATGGATGCCGCTAGAAGCGCAGCTGCTGCAAATATAGTTGTCAATGTTGCAGGATCAGTTACAACTGCTCAGGATTTAGTATCTGCCATTACTCAAGGCCTTTATAACAATCAGGCTTCTGGTATCCCAGTTAACTACTCAACGGCGTACTAATGGCTATATTACCAGCCACCCCTATAGTTAAGATTAACCTTACTCAAGGTGCATCATTTGGAACTGTAATGGTGCTTGGTACAGGTAAATTGGGCGAGGTTGAATTAGGTTTAGTTGTTCCTACCATTGTTGATGTTTCAGCTTCTGTACTAAAGATTTCTACTCGCAAAGAACGCAACCTTTTGCAAGATAAGTATCTATCTGCTCAATCGGTAGTTCGTATTGTTGATCCTAATGGTGACTGGAATCCTCAGAATACTGCATCTCCTTATTACCCTTATCTTCAACCTCTTCGCAAGATTCAAATTCAAGCAAGTTATGGTGGAACGTTGTACCCAATCTTCGCTGGATACATTACTGAATATCAATATAGTTACCCAAAAAATCAAGAAGTGGGATATGTCGACTTAATCTGCTATGACGCATTCCGTTTATTCTTCAATTCCAATATAACAACGGTTACGGGCGCAGTTGCTGGAGAAGATACTGGCACTCGAATCGGTCGCATCCTTAGCATGATTGGCTGGTCTAACTCTCAGCGTTCAATTCAAACTGGAAATACAACTTGTCAAGTTGATCCGGGCACTCTTAGATCAGTCCTTCAGGCTATTCAGACTGCTGAATTCACAGAGCAAGGTGCGTTCTATATTGACAAGGCTGGCAATGCCACATTTAAGAATCGTCAATATGTCTATGATGCTCAGAGCGCGTCTCCAACAGTATTCAATCAAACTACTGGTATTAACTATTTTGGAATTCAATTCCACCACGACGACAAAACGATTGTGAATTCAGCAGCCATCACTCGAACTGGTGGAACTACACAGACTTACTCTGATGCCACTTCGATTGCTGCGTATTTCACTCACTCCGTTACAGCTGACAATCTATTGATGCAGACTGATGCCAATGCCCTAGCCCTTGCCACGGCTTATGTAACGACTCGTAAAGATACGACCATTCGCATCGATGCTATTACCCTCGATCTAGTAACTTTGGGGTATGGCCCAGGAGTCACAGCAGCTCTTGCTTTGGATTACTTTGGCCTTATGCAGATTACCAATGAGCAACCTGGTACTTCTGCCATTACTAAGACTTTGCAATGTCAGGGAATTGCCCACGATATAACCCCTACAACTTGGTTCACAACCTTGACTACACAGGAGCCTTTACTTGATGTTATGTACTAGAATTGACCCTATGAAAGAGGTGTGCTAATGGCTGTTGGATTCCCAACAAAGGTGAGTTATGTCAATGGTGATGTGTTTTCCGCATCCGATATCAACGATACTAATGGAACGATTAACCTGCTTACCAGTACAACGCTTTCAATAGCAGCAGGCAAGAACGCCATTATTAACGGCGGTTTTGATGTTTGGCAACGAGGGACTACAAATGTAACATCGGCTCTCTCTTATACAGCAGATCGTTGGCAAAAGGGCAATGCCACTCATTTTGGAATAAGTCGTACAACTGTTTCTGATACAACCAATTTACCTTTTATCCAATACGCAGCGCGTATGCAACGAACTTCTGGTTCGGCAACTACAAGCGTAATGGACGTTGGTTATTCGATGGAAAGTACAGATGCTGTTAAATTTGTAGGACGAACAGTAACTTTATCTTTTTATGCACGAAAAGGTGCTAACTATTCAGGAGCAGCAGGGGCAAGTTTTAATTTTGCTCTTTATACTGGAACTGGTACAGACCAAAGTATTATGACTGGTTATACAGGTAGCGCAGCAACATTAAACACTTCAGCAACATTAACAACTTCAATGGCTAGATATTCAGCGAGTGTAACGATACCTACAACAGCAACTGAAATTGGCTTATATTTTAATTACACTCCAACAGGAGTCGCTGGTGCTAATGATTATGTGGACATTACTGGTGTCCAATTAGAACTAGGTTCTGTTGCCACATCTTTTAGTCGGTCTGGTGGAAATTATCAAGGTGAACTGGCTGCTTGCCAAAGGTATTTTCAGGCATTAACAGGTGCAGGTGAAGGTATTTTCAACGCAAATTATTACACATCTGTAAGTCCTTATGGTGTATTACCATTAAAACAAACAATGAGAATTGCACCTACTTTAACAGTAAATTCTGTAACAGCGTTTGCTGTTTTGGCTGGTGGAATACAAAGAAGTACAACAGCGATATCTTTAAGTGCATCTACGGCTGACCAAGTAGAGGTAACTATGACTACGGCAGCAGCGACTACGGGTCAAGGTACTTGGGTTCGTTTTAATGCAGCAGGTTCATATATGCAATTTAGTGCGGAGTTATAATGCCAGAATATGAAGAAATAACAACTGATTTAAACAACGAAATTATTGTGCGTTACAATGAAGATGGCTCTGTTTCATCTTTTATGAAAGATCCTGCTAATTCTGATTATCAGGAATACCTAAAGAGTCTTGATGAAGCCGCTTCTCTGTAAAGCAGGGCAACAACTTCGTGAGCAGATTGATGATTCTTTTCCAGATCGCGATAGAAAATCTGATGGTTGGATAGGCGATGCCGCTCACGCCAGTCGTCCGAGTGACCACAATCCCGATCCGTCTAACGGCTACGTCAGGGCTATTGATGTGGATAAGGATTTCGACTCACGCCCCAGCACAGGTGCTTATCTTGCCGACCAAATACGCCTATGCGCCAAGTCAGGTGAGAAGCGAATCTCTTACGTCATCTATGCAGGCAAGATCGCTTCCGCTAAGAAATCTTGGAACTGGCGTCCTTATGATGGGATTAACCGCCACGATCATCACATCCATATTTCATTCACTAAAGAAGGTGATGCGAATGGTAGTTGGTTCGACATCGCAATGTTAGGAGCAAAGTAATGCCATATACAGTACAGGTATCAGTTACCTCAACAGCAACCTTAATTCTTGCAGCTAATAGAGCAGACCAAGTTGTGAGTCTTCATTCATCATCTGGAATCACCTATATTGGTGGAAGTACAGTCACAACTGCTACAGGTTACAGACTAGATAATGGCGACAAACTTACAGTTCAACTATCAGATAATGAATCACTCTACGCAATCACATCAAGTGGTACAGCCACAATGATGGTCTACGCAAATATAAACTAGGAGATAATATGAAAGACTTAAAGGTCGCAGCAGGTTCATGGGCTAGAGCATTCCTTGTTGCAGTTCTATCCCTTGCAGCAGCTGGTGTTACAGACCCAAAGGCGTTAATCGCTGCTGGTCTTTCATCATGTCTGCCGCCGGTCATCCGTTGGTTAAACCCTAACGATACGAGCATGGGCATTCAAGCATAATGACTGCCCTTAACTGGGCGGCTCTCGCAGTTGCAATTATCTCAATCGTTACTGGCTTTGTTGGATCAATCCGCTGGCTAGTAAAGCATTACTTAAATGAACTGAAACCAAATGGCGGAAGTTCGATGAACGATAGATTGAATCGACTTGAAGGGCGTGTCGAAACAATAATAACTCTTCTAGAGAGGTGACACTTATCTCATGGCAAGAAAAGCAACTAAGAAGCTTGTGGATGAAGGCTATTCCAAGTTAGATGCGTGGGCTATTGGCGTACATGAAATG